TTAAGCAATAAGTTTGACAAGTCTAAGAATAAAACCATACGTAAATTTAAAAATTAAAGCTGAAACAAAAAATGTAATGCAAATAATTAATACATCAACAGGAAAAATCCAATTAATCCAACAAATAGCTTGATGCGGTGTTGCAAACTGGTTGACAAGATCAAGACCAATTGAAATAGATGGAAAAATTGAAGCTAAAAACTTTATAAGAAAAGCAATAAAACCAAGAATAAGATTAATAATAGTAACAAGCAAATCTAAGAAAAAATCACCCAATGCTATAAAAAATGATTTAATCCATGACCAAAGTATATTAATTAACTGTTGCATAATATTCTCAAATTAATCAAATAAATTGATGACCATTTTTATAGTCATGAAAAGGCAAAGAAGAGAGAAAAAAAACTTCATGACATTTGCAACAGAAACAAAAGGGCCAAAGGAGATAACAATTGGTTCAGAGCTTAATGAATTATGAAAATCAATAACAACACGGGGAGGATATTCACAGCCAGAACCCCGCAAAAGATTCAGACCGCTTACAAGCATATTCGGACCCTGGACAATAAAAGTATTATCAAAATCATGGACAGCATCAATCACTTGCTGATAATTGACGCGGGACGCTAATCCATTGGAAAGGTCATTTTTTTTTGTATAAAAATCACCAGCGGGAGAAACAACAGAAGAATCATTAATGTCATCAGCTGTATCTTTGGCAGCATCAGCTATTGCTTTTTCAAGAGCAGCCTGCAAAGCACCATCATTTGGATTGGCAGCAAGTTTTTGTGTAAGCGAATCAATCAAGCCCTGGTTTGCGTTGGCGACAGCTTTAGCTGCGAACGCTTGCACGTCAGCTGAAGTAATGGAAGGCTGAGAACCAAGAAGACTAGAATTGTTTTTAACGGTACGATCTAGGGCATCTTTCAAGGCAGCATTTGCAGCAAGCGCATTTTTAAGAGCAGCCGCAAGTTGGGCCTCTTGAGAATCATCAATAGAAGGAGGGGCACCGGAGGGAGAAAAATTCACGGGATTTGTAGTAGTAGAAATATTAATAACATCCTTGTAACCAAACCAATATCCGGCATTTTCAGTCTCGCCATGGAAAAAGGAAATTTGAGTCGGTGCGCAGTAAACCCAATCTTTTCCGTGAGAGGTTTTGGGCCAAGATTGCCCGGTAATGCGAGCGGCGCCAGTGACAACACGATTACCAGTGAAAGAACATTGATTGTTAATGCCGGAGCTGTTGAATACATCATTTACAGCCGGAACAGCGGAAGAAGCCGGAAAAGTTTGATTGATAATGTCATTGATCGATGTTTCAGCCTGTAAAATGCCATTGTTGTATGCATTTTTTAGGTCAATTGCTGCTTGAGACAAAAAACCTATTGCTGCATCGACACCATTAATTGCAAGTTGAGCAAAATTAGCGATTGGAGCAGTTAAATTGCTTTCAGAATCAAGACCGTAATTCCTGGTATGGTCCTGAGCGATGGAAGTAGGTAAATTGTTAGGTGGCACATCGGGACTTATGGGAATATCAGAAGTTCCAGAGATTTCAAAAAAAGGTACTTGACGACCATTGATATTAATTTTGCCAAGATCGGCAATATCGGAAGTCAAAGGCGGATCGGTGGCAAAAGCCGAAGAGGCGGAAAAAGCGATGAGCACAAGAAACAATCGGATCATTACTAATCACCTTGTTGAACATTTATTTGTGCAAATGCTTCATCCCCACATTGGCAGCGGTAACGCTGAGAATCGGGATTGAATCCCGGCGCGAGGCAAAGAAAACGGAACATGTCGCCCCGGTGCGTACAGGATTTTTCACAGACAGAGAGATATTCCCGGCAGGGTTTGCCCGGTTCTGGTATCCGGCCCGTGATGCCGCCAGGGGCAGAGGAAGGAAAACCGCCGTTATCTCCCTTGTAGGGTTCGACCGCAAAAATTGAACCAGGGAAAAAAAGCATGAATAATAAGAAGGTGAACAAGCTATGCATGACAAACCTCAAGAGTAACATGATCAAAATAAGGGTAAACAATAGCTGAATTTGTAATTGATCTGTAATTTTCTCTTATTTTTTCTAATTCTGTTTTGTAGTAAGTCTGAGGATGCAAACCTAGTGGCTCTAGTCCATATTCTTCTTCAAGTGCATCGTCTTTAAAGAGCTTAAAAGAATCGTACAAATCACAAGTATTGAAATCAAGGCGATAAGTGAAACACTCTTCAGTCATGCCCTTAAATGTTCCTTCACCGTTCACTATTGATTGAGTTTTGAAGCATGGTTTCTTGTAAAGGAAAGAAAGCGGGAGACCGAAAATTTTTCTCTTCTGTATGTTTCGACACCAGGTGACAAGATCGACCTTGCCGCGAATTTGTTTGTCAATATCCTCAGAATTATGAGTCATGAAAATTGCTTGTATTTTGAGTTTCCGAATATTGATGAAGTATTCTATGAAGCGATTGTTACGTGACTTTTGAAAATCACGAGCATTAAAATACAAGCTAGCTTCATCGAAAATTTGCAATCCCCATTCTTCACGGGTTTGAGCTTGTTTTCCAATAACGAGCTGAGAAACTTTGTCAGCAAACTCATAGCAGGATTCAACGGAGCCGAAGCGAAACGCTCTATTATAGTATTCAATAGCGGTATCGAAAATTTCCTGATCCGAGGCGTAAGGGGGAAGAATCCGGGATGCGTACTTGATAGCCCAATCGTCTACCAAAGGATAATTGAGGCCGATAACCCCACCCCGCCGAAGGAACTTGAAAGCGATCGAATTGACGATTGCCGATTTGCCGTTACCCATTGCACCGCAGAACATTTCAATAACTGCCATGGCTCACCTGAATGAGAAAGAGCGAGAAAAGAAACGCAAGGCGGCAATCACTGCGAAGAATGCGGCGATAACACCAAAGACACCCCCCGCAGCGATTGCCAGCCAACCGCCTGCGGCCTGGTACATATCAAAGTATGATATGACAGGCAGCCCCATGCTTAGCGCCCCGAAATGAGACGGCTGAACATGGCCAGGCCTACCTGGACACCCTTGATGGAACCGTAGATGCCCATACCGCCGGTAATGGCGAGGGTGATCATCTCGGTTACACCGGCAGCAGCAGCGGTGAACATTGCAGAAGTCAGCATAATAGCCTCCTGGTTGAGGTTAACGGTTTGAGGATGCGGAAAAAGCCATCCCGTTATTGCCAGACAATGAATTTCAGCAAAGCGAACACCAGGTGGAGCCCGAGAGCTGAAATCCAAATGAGCAGACCAACGCCGAAGGAAGAGCCGAAAATTGCGATGAAATCAAATTCCGTCATCGGCCAATCCTGATTTGTATGGTTGAGGCGATAATACCGGCAGCAAACAAACCGGCATTGACAGCCAAAAGGGTTGCCAGCCAATAACCAATTGCTCTTAACTCTTCGAGATGTCCAAAGAGTGCTTGAACATCGTCAGGCGTCATGCCAAACTAAAACCAACGATCCGGCCTTCGTAAAACGAAGGGATTATTTTGACTTGGACCGGCTCGAAGTCCTTGTATGGACTCAGATCGGTTCCGTTTGGGACTTCGACCTGTAAGGAAGAAGTAGCGCCCGGGAGATTCACAAGGAGTTGTGTGACGACCTCGCCGGTTTTGGTGCGGGTATAACGGCGAAAACCGTTACAGATGCCCACGGCGAACAGGCCGTATTTGTTGCGTTGCTCAGGAGCTTTGTCAGACATTTCGTTACCTCAGGAATAGGATAGAGTTGGGAGGGAAGTTGCTTGTTGTTGGCCGAAAGTGCCGATGCCCCCGCCCTGTCCACGCATGGCCAGGGCGGCGTCGTCGGCAAAACAGAGATCGATGAAAGAGTGACAGTGAGGACATGCAAGGGTTTCAACAAGTTGACCGTTTTTGCAGAAACGAATCATCTGGTACCGCTCCTTGCAACTGCCACAAATAATTGCAGCGGACTGATAGAGAGGAAATTTTTCGGGTGCAGGGAAAGCCTGTATGTATTGCTCAGTCAATTTTGGCCTCAATTCGCAAGAGTTCTTGATATTCTTTCTTCAAAGAAGGAAGCATTTTTACGTGAAAACGAATGAGGAATTGAAACAATTGCAGATAGGCGACCAAACCAACGCCCAAAAAAAGAACGAAAAGGAGAAAAATAACAATCGTATCGTAAAGAGACATAAAGGCACCGTTACTGATTAAAGTTTAACAAGTTTGTTCAGTTCATTGGTGAAAGCAATGTGAATGAAATTACAAAAAAGCCCTGCTTGGTCGTGAGGAACAACAAAATTGCCGTCAAGGGTCCGAATGGCAAAACCCTTAGCCATGGATGGAAGTAAAAAAGCGAGAGCGAATTTTAAAGAATCGACGGTTTTTTGATCCAGATCGTGACGAAAGGTTTCCATAACTGTCTCTTGGTCAAAATTGAATTTGTGATATAGTTAAGCAATTCGATTTCGATAATAGATTATCAAAACCAAATATAATGTCAAACAAAAAAATCGTTTTTGATAATTTTTTGACAATCTGTGAAAGGTTGAAAAAAGAATTATCCATTAAAACAGATAAGCAACTACTTGAAATAATTGATACAACTCAGCCGACTTTCAGCAGGAGAAAAATAGAAAATAATTTTTCTATTGAATGGGCTTATTCGATTTCGATAAAAAAAGACCTGCAAATAAAATGGATAATGACCGGGGAAGGCCCGAAAAGAATCGGGGAAAGAAAAGCAATAAGAAAAATAGCCTTATTGGATGAAATAGAAAGCTGGCTTAATGAATTAATGGAAAAAGACCCATCTAGAGAAGCCTGGTTCGGACATCAATTCAGGGACAGTTTCAAAAGTTTTGCTAAATGGGAAGAAAAAAAGAACAGGCTGGAAGGTGATGGCGACAATTATCCATCGTCCAAGGTAGCATAA